TGGGCGAGGATCATCGGCCGCCGTTCATCGGGGTAGGCCTTGAAGGCGGCATCGTAGACGTGAACCTTGTTGAGGCGGTTGGCCGCGGCTTGCAGGTCAGCGTCGCCGAACGTCACTTTGAGGCGGTAGTCGGACGTGGTGTTGTAGGCGGTGACGCCCGCAGTGATCGAAATCGATCCGTTCGTCGACCCCGCCCGCATGAAGTTGATGAGCGTTCCATCGGAGGTCAGGCGGTTGAACTGGGCGATCGTCGCCCCGTCCATGGTGAAGTTGGACGCCACATTGTCGTTGAGCGCCACGCCCTGGTTGCTGACCCCGGTGTTGGCCTTGCCGAGCATGATGCTCGACGTGTTCCCCGTGAAGCCGTAGTTGAAGCGGATCTTCTCGTTGCCCTGGAACTGGATCTTCTGCCGGATGTTCCCCGACGTGTTGTAGCCGCCGGCATCCAAGTTGAGGGTGAACCCCGCGGAGTCGGGCGTCCACGTCGAGAACTGCCAGTTGCCGTTGTCGAGGGTCCACTGGGTGACGACCCGCGAGTTGGGCAGCACGTTGACGTTGTTGCGGCCCGTCACCGTCAGGGATTGCACCACCGAGAGGCTCGCGCCCGTGATCATCTGGTAGCAGCCCTGGCCCGCGTAGCCGAAGATACACGCCCCGCTGGCGTTCGCGCCGAAGTAGTAGCCGGTGTTGTAGGCGGACTCTGCCGGGAGGGTCTGCACCCAATCGGTCACGCCGCCGTCGCTGACCGCCGCCGCGAAGGGGTTGGTCGCCAAGCCGGGGGCATTCGCCCCGGCGACGCCGCCCGCCGCCGTCACGAAGCGGTAGCCGTTGCTCGATACCACGGCGCCCGGCGCGTAGGTTGCCCCGTTCGCCCACGCCGTCGGCGGGTTCCACTGCCCCTGCGGGAACCCGTAGATGTTGGGGCTGGCCGCCAGCGTCGGGAAGGCCGACGAGTCGGTGATGCAATCGTAGAAGGCGTTGGTGCTATCGTTGATGTCGAACGCGCGGGTGCCCACGTTGGGCGTCAGGCTCCGGCACGCATACCAGACGCACGCCTCGCCCGCGGCGTTGTAGAACGCCTTGCTGGTGTGGCCGTTGGACTGGCAGTTGATGAAGACGTTCTCGTTCCCGATGTCGGCAGTGGTGTCCCCCGCTTCCTGGAGAATCTGAAAGCCGATCGGATGGTTGTTACTCGGGCTCGACGCCGTGATGTTCTGGAAGAGATTCCGGTTGCAGATCGCACTCTTCACCGGGCCGACTTGCAGCAGCGTGCCCGTAATCCACACGTTGGCGACGCTGGCGGGACCGACCACCCCGATATCGTGGAAATACGAGCGGGTGCAACCCTCGATCTTGAGGCCGTAGCTGGAGGTCCCGTCGACCACAATCCCGAGGTTGCCGATCTCGATCGCCGAGTTCTGCACCGCAGTGCTGCCAACCAGGGTGCCGAGCGCCGTCCCAAGGAGGTAGGTGGGGGACGAGCCGGAGAGCTTCTGGATCACCGTGCCGGTGCCGACGCCGAAGAGCTTGCCGCCGTTCGGCACCAACACGGGTTGCGACAACGAGTAGGTGCCCGCGGGGAGGAACACGCCCTTCGTGGCCGCGAGCGCCGTCGTGATGGCGGCGTAGCTGTCGGCCACACCCGTCGGGTCGGCGCCCCACAGCTGCGCATTCACCAGCCCGCTGTTGATCGAGATCGGACTCCAGTGGGTCGGGTCCGCCGACGGGGCCGTCGTCGAGGTGAGCGCCGACGTACACCAGTAGAGGACGCCGCTCGCGTCGTAGACGTAGTCGCGGACGGCGTAGGCCGTCCCGCTAGCCCACAACCCGCGGCGGGTGTACCCATTCATCGACCCGCCGTATATGAGGGCGTCGTTGATCACCTGGAACCAGTTGGTCGGCACAACGGTCTGTTTGTCGACGAAGGCGACGGCGTTCGTGGTCATTCGTAGGTCCAACCTTTGCAGAAGCCGTGGGTTTTCAAGAGAGGAAGCTGTTTTTCGAGTCGCAGTCCAATATCATCTCGATAAAACGGACTCGACGGCATCTCGATGGATTCCAACACCTTGTAGGCGCGCTTCCGGGATTCTAGCACCGTGTCGTCGAGCCCGGTAGCGATCCCGATGTAGTCCCCAGCGGAGACCAGGGTCTCCCGCTCAACCACCTTGTCCCCCTCCATCACCGGTGCCCGGCCGAGCATCACCTCGCACGGATGGAACCCGTGGGCCGACTTCGGCAAGAGGTCCTCGACTTCGTCGAGCGAGTAGAGGGGGAAGCCGACCACATCTTTGCGGAGCCCCTTCGAGTACGGGAAATGGGGGATGGCCATCAGCACGCCCGTGCAGATTCGGGGGTCAACTTGGAGGGCGTCCCCGCCCACGCAGGCGACCGCCATCCACTCCGCGGGGTCGCCCCGATGCATGGAGGTCTGCAGGTTGAAGGTCGGCCAGCCGAAGCGGCACGTGAATTCCAGCGGCCACGGCGTCCCGTCCTCGTCGACGATCGCCGCCACATCCACGTAGGTTGCAGCGCCCATCGCAGCGAGCCGTTCTTCGAGGGGCTTCAGCAGCTTCTGCGCCAGCGAGCTGCGCTCGAACGAACTGTATCGCGCTACAGTCCCCATCTCGCCGGTGTTGGGGCCCTTGTCCCCCGACATCAGCTTCTTGTGCTCGAAATTCTCGAGCACGGGATCGAGGAACCCCCGCGGGGTGATCCAGCCACCGACCGCCACCTCGGTGCCGGGGACGAAGTCCTGCAGCAGGAAGCTATCCTTGAGTTTCCCGATTGCCTTCCACCGCTCCAGCATGAACACCATATCCGCGGGGTTCTTGGCGAGGTAGCTGAGGGACTTGTCGTCCTCGGCGTTGGGTTTCGAGACCAGCCGCCGGCCCGTCCGCTTCACGTAGGCGATGGCCTTGTCGTAGTCGCGGAACTCTTGGGCGGGCAGCACGTCGATGCCGCACTCAGCCAAGAAATCTTGGCCGCGTTGGCGGTTCAACTCCAGCTCGGCGAGGGGCTGCGAGGCCGCGAACACCGGCACCCCGCGGGTGCGGAGCGCGTCCAGCTCCCGCAAGTACGTGGTGTTGTCAGTCACAACCACGAGGTCGGCCCACCGCTCGGCGTGGCTCTGCCACTCGTCGACCTTGCGGACCATCCCGTCGCCGATCGGGGAGGGCTCCCCGTCGTGCGGGCGGATGAACCAGCGGATGTTGTGCCCCGCCAGCTGGCACTTGAGGCACCAGTCGAGGGCTTGCCCGATCGGGTCGACAACGAGGATGCGCACGCCCGCTAGCCCCCGCGGCCGCTGTCGCTGCTCGGCGCGTTCCATCCCCACGCCGTATCGGCCAGATCCGTCGTCACGCTCTGGGTTTGCCCCCCTTGGTAGAGGGACGCGCCGGGCGTGTTCAACTCATGGTTCACCCACATTTGGTTGGCCATCGAGAGATAGGGGCCGGCCACGGGGATGAAGCGCAGCCCGATTTGGTGGAAATCCCGCGACATCGGGTTGGTGTTCTGGTCGACCCACCACTTGTGGGGATCGGTGAAGAGGTCCTTGACCTTGCCGGGCGTGACGAATCCCTGGCCGACGGCATCCTTGAAGTTGTCCCACCAGCCGAATTCGGGCAGGCCCGTCTGCGGGTTGATCCGGCCACCCTTCTTGGCGGACAACTCCCGCGCCTCCTCAGGCGAGATGTGCGCCAGCACCTTGTCGCGGCCCGTTCCCTGTGCAGCGAGCTGTTGCGCGGCCGGCGATGGAGTCGGCGAAGCTGGTCCGGGTCCACCCGCCAACCCTGGGGGTCCACTCCGGGGGCCGTTGGCCGCCATTCCCCCGCTGCGCGGCTGGTCGGGTTGTCGGCCCTCAGCGATCGGGTAGCCGGCCACGATAGCCCACTTCGCCTCTGGCGTACGCGCCCGCTCCATGGCGTCGCGAAGCGCACGGGCCTTCGCCGGGTCCGCCATCGCGTCGAGCGCAATCTTGTTGGTGCGCTCGGCGATCCCGAGCATCTTGTAGAACTGGTCGACGGCAATAATGCCGGGGTACTTGGCGACCTTGTGGGCCGCGATCTTCGCGCCCTCGGCCAGGAGGTCGGCGCCGGGGCTCTCCACCTTGGTAAGCGGCGCTCGCTTCAACCCCGTCGACAGCGACTGCAAGTCGCCAAGCACCTTGCCGATATCGGTCGCGTGCGCCGGGGCGAGCAACCCACTCTGCACCAGCATCGGCCGGCGTTCCGCCCATTCCTTCGTGACGGCCCCGAGCTGCGCGGACACCTTCTCCCGCGGCAACGCCTCGGTCAACGCTGTGTCGGCGATCGGCGACAGCCGGCGCGAGAAGTAATCGGACACGGCCTGCCGGCCCAGCTGAGCTGCCCGCTCTGGCGTGGCACCCGCCTGGCGGCGCATCGCATCCGCCACTTGGCGGAGCTGCGGCCCGTCGCCCTTCTCGATTAGGGCGTCCATTGCCACCCGCGCATCATCCGGGTTGACGGGTTGCCCGCGCTCCACGGCGTCAGTCACAGCTTTGCTGGTCGCTGTCGAAAGCTGCTCCCGCTGATCGAGCGCCCCGCGCAACGCCTCAAGGCGGCCGCGGGTCTCCGGGAACGCCTGGAGGAACGAGGCATTGTCGACCAGCAACTTGTTTACTGACTTGGTTGTCGGGTCCGTCCCGAGCTGCCGCGCAAAGTACCCCCGCGTGAACTGCTCCGCCCGCTCAGGGGGAAGAATCTTGTTGATCCGCTCCGCCCCGCGCGCGCCTTCGCGCACAAAAGCATCCCCGACCTTCTCGGGGTTCTGCTCGAAACGCATCGAGCCCTTCGGCGCGTAGGCTTGCAGCTCCGCGGCGTTCCGCACGAAAGACCCGCCCTCCATCAACTCGTTCAGGGGCTGCGAGTACTGCTGGTAGGCGGACTTGTAGTCCTTGAACTTCGGGGAGAAGCGTTCGAGGGTGTCGTCGATCGCCCCGCGGATTTTGATCAGCGCAGCGCGCTTCGAGCCGGCTTCGCCCGTCGCATCCGCGGGAATGGCACCGATCTGCTCTCCAAGGGAGGCGCGGGCCGATTCCAGCCGCTGCGAGGTGGGCTTCGCCTTCGCATCTCCCGCCAGGTAGTCGCCGAGCGAGAAGGTCTTCTTGTCCACTTCGATCGGGAGGCCCTCGCTCTGCGTGGCCTTCAAGGTGTCCTGCACCCCGCGGAGGTTCGGGCGGACGCCCCGCTTCTCCAGCGCCGCCGCTTCCGCTCGAGCATCCGCCAGGATGGGATCGGTCGCCGTCTTGCGGATGCCCTTCAGGTTGTTGACCTCGCGGACGAGTGCCGTCTGGAGGCCGGAGCCCTCTCGCGCGGCTTCGGCCGGCCGGTCAAGGTGGAGCGCGGCCTGCACGTCGGACAGCCGCTTCAACTCGGCGGGCACCGGCTCGGCGGCCTTGCCGCCCTTCCCGAGCGCGGCTTGCGCCCCCGCGATCCGCTGATTGGCAATGTCGGCCACGGACTTAGCGGCATCCGGGGAGTCGAGCACCCGCGGCACCGCCCCGCGCGCGGCCGGGGTTGCTTCGCTCAGCAGCTGACCCGGCTTCTGCACTTGCAGGGCATTTGGCTCCCGCCACGGCCGGCCCGTCAGCATCTCGTACGCCATCTTCGAGGGGCCGGGCATCGATTTGGTGAGGGCGCCCGCGCCGGTGGCCAACCCCGGCAACGCCGCCGACGCGAGGATGTCCGCGGATACCCGCGAGGGATCGACGGAGCCGGTGTCGAGAGCCTGCCGGCCAACGCTGGTCGCGCCGCCGTACATGCCGCCGAGGGTCATCGCCGTCTTGACGGGGTTGGCGCGGCCCGCCGCCTTCACCGCGGTAGAAATCGGGGCCGCCACCTCCAGCGATCCGAGCGCCCGGCCTCCAAGCACATCCAGCACCGCCGCGGTCAGCCCACCCGCCACGTACGAGACCTTCTCGGAGAGATTGTTGGTCGGACCCGCGGGGGCACCGGGGTCTTGCATCCCCGCGGCCCGCATCGCCGTCCGAATGCCCTGGCCGGCGAGGCCCGAGTACTCACCTTCGCGGAATTGGGCGCCCATGCTTTCGAGGGTGGGCTTCTGCGGCGGGGTCGGGGGCGCAGCCGCCTGTCCGGGCACCTCGCCGGGGATGAGCGCCCCGCCGACTCGCTCGGAACCGGGCGGATCACTCTGGTTGTACTTGGCCCACGGGCCCGCGGGCGGTTGCTCGGCGCCGCCGGCCGCTTGGTATTTCTCCCAGGGCGCCGGCATCAGAGTTTCTCCCAGCTAGCAGGATTGGCTGGATCGCCGCCCTTGAAGCGGTAGCCGTCCTCGACGGTTCCCGCCGACGGGCTTCCGCCCTGCGGCGCGGCCCGCGCCCCGCCCGGCTCCGGCGCTCCCTGCGTGGTCGTACCCTCGAACGCATCCTCCAACGGCGTAATCCGCGGGGTGTAGCTCGGGCTCCGCACATTCAACTTCGGTGAGTAGTTCTTGATTTCGTCCGCGAACGTCGCCGCGAAGTCGTTGTTGATCTGGCGCAGCGCCTCCGGCGAGGCTTTCTCGAAGAGCTGCCCAGCCCGCCGGTCCGCGTAGACCGTGACTTTGCCGCCGCGGGAGAGGATCTGCGCGCCGAGTGCTTGCTGCTTCAGGATCAGCTTGCTGAAGGCCGCGGCGAAGGCGTCCTCGGAGGATTGGTTCTCGCCCGCCCAGCTGGCCAGCGAGCCCCCGTACGAGGAGAGTTGCGTCGCCAGCGTGGTGACCCTCTTGGCGTTCTCGGGCTTCGAGAGGAAGCGCGCGAGGTCGCGGGAGGTGTCGTAGTCGTCGGCAATCTCGTTGACTTTGAGGGCGTCCTTCGAGTTCAACTTGACCGCCATCGGGTTGGGATTCCCGTCGGGGTCGGTCAGGCCGAACCGGTCGGCCACCGATTCTTGCGGGCCGCCCACGAACTTGGCGCCCGGCCCGACGAGGCCCTGCTGGGCGTACTTCTCCCAGGTCTTCTCGTGCATCATCGCCGCGTTGGCGCGTGTCTGCGCCGCTCCCGCCTGGGCGAGATCCGCGCGAGCGCGCAACGCCTCGTTCTGTAGGCCCAGTTGCTCCTTGGCGGTGAGCATCGACTCCTTGAGGCGGGCGATCTCCTGCGGGGTGCGTTGCGGGTCGAACTGCGGATTGATCCCCGGCGGCAGGCCGCCATCCCGCACGAGGGCGTCGAGATCGGCTTGCGAGCGCACAGCGCCAGCGCGCTGGATAGCGTAGTCGAGCTGCGCCTGCTTGGCGGCGATCGCGGAGATTTGCTGCTTCGACTTCGACTCATCCCGCTTGATTTGGGCGTCCTGCAGGTCGCTCGCCGCCTGGGGGTCGATCGACCACATCCGACTCGCCAGGAATCCTTGTTGTTGGTCGGGCGGCAACTCGGCGGCCTGCTGGTAGAGGTTCTGGAGCGCCTGCTGCCGCTTCAGCGTGATTTGGTCTTGCTGGAGCTTCATCCCGCGGGACTGGATGTCCTGCTGACCTTCTTGCAAAGCAAGTTTGCCGAGGTCGAGTTGCTGCTGCTGCGCCTGCGTGTCGAGTGCGCTCCGATAGGCGAGGCCCGCGCCGGCCGCCAACTGCAAGAGGTTCGCCACGGCCGCCTCCTTATGCTACCCAGCTGGAGCCCGCCGACTCCAGATCGGAGAAGGTCGACGCGGCATCGGCTCCGCCACCGCCACTTCCGAACAGGCCGCCGACCCAATCCCACATACCGCCGAGGCTGCTGCCCATCCCTTTCATGCCGCCCATCCCGCCGAAGAGGGAGCCCAGGCCGCCGAGGAGGTTCTGACCCTGCTGCATGTTGATCATGCCCCAGCGCGGGTCGCCGGTCGCCAACCCCTGCAGCATCGCCGACGTGTTGTAGAACTGGCCGGCCCCGTAGTTTTGGAGGGACGCCAGGGTGTTGCCGGAGTTGAGCATCCCCTGCGCAGCGGCGCTGCCCTCGACGGCATGCATCCCCGCCTGGTAGCCGGGCATGTTCGCCACATTCGAGGGGTGCGCCCACAGATTCTGGAGTTGCGCCGCGTAGTCGCCGCGGTTGATGGGGTCCGCCGTCGGGTTGGGATTGCCGCCGCCCCCTCCGCCGAAAAGGCCGCCGAGGCCGCCCGTCAAGCCGCCGAACGCATCGCCGAAGAAGCTCACGGGTGTCTCCAGGGAAAGTGAACCTCCCCGAGTATAACCTAGCGGGGAGCCCTATGCAGCCACCGCGAGGTCGGTCGAGAACACCCGCCACTGGGCGGCCGACCAGTAGACGGGGACGCCCGTCCCGGCACCCGCCCCCTCACCCACTTTGCGACCATCCGTCGCGTACGCGAGTTGCCCCTCCGTGGTGGTCGATGGGAGGTTGGCTACAAGGTATTGGGGAAGGGTTGGCGCGCCGATCCACGTGGTGTTGGCGTCGATGGCGCCGCCGGCCGCCTGGAGGTTGCGCACCAGCTCTTGGAACCACCCCTGCCAGAGGAGTTTGTCGAACGCGTCCCCGGCCAGCGGGGCGGGCGGCTGGTTGGTGAGGGCGAGCGTCACATCAGCCCCACGGCGAAGTCGACCTGCAGGGCATCCTCCCGCACGGACGGGTCGGGGGTTAGCGTCACCCGGAACCGGCGCCGTCGGAACTGCCCAAGGTTCCGGGTCACGGGGTTCGGCGTGTTGAGATCAATTGACCGCGGGATCGACCACGTTTGGCCCGTGTCGTCACTGTAGGAGAGAGTTGCGGGGAGGGCGCTCGCCGTCTGGTCCCCCACGAGGGTGACGGCCTTGCACTGCTTCTGCGCCGTCACCTCGAAGTCGAGCACCCGCGTCGTCAACGTCGGCGTGTAGGTGGAGCTTCCCGTGTAGGGGGTGTCGGCGCCCGGCGCCCCCATCTCCATCACGAAGAAGTGCCCGCTCGACGTGTCGTTGGCGGCGATGTACGTGGTGTTGTCGAACACCGTGGCGTTCGCCAGTGCGTAGGCGTTGCTGGCGAGGAACGGGGTCCACTGGTACCAGTTCTCGGTCGTCAGGTCGTAGAGGAACGAGACCGCCGTCGTGGTGTTGACGCAGAAGTAGAAGTGCCCGCCCCAGGTGAGCATCCGCGCCGTCGTCAGGGTGTAGCCCTTCAGCACCCGCTCCAGGTAGGGGTAGCTCACCCGCCGTGGCGCCTGGGAGTTCGCCGGGATCATGTAGACGGGCACGCCGCCGTCGTCGGGAGAGCCGCAGAAGCACAGCGTCTCGTTCACGTTCGTGACCAGCTCAGGGCTTGAGGGCCCGAATCCGAACTTGGCCTGCAGGATCGGCGCCGCAGCACTGCCCGGAAAGGCCCCCGTCACCGTGAAGAAGCGCGTCTCCTCCCCGCCCATCACGACGAGGAAGTTGGAGTGCACGGCGATCCCGGTGGCAGGCACCGAGAACGTGGTGAAGGCTTGCGTGAAGGACAGCCCGTCAACCGTGAAGGGGTCGCCGGGGTTGCAGTTCCACAAGTAGCCCTTGGTCTCAAGGTAGAAGTTGTACCCGTCGAGGGTTGCCGGGCCGACGGGCGCGCTCGAAATGGCGTTGGCGGGCCGCGAGGCCCCCGACATCTGTGTCGACACGTACGTGGCGCCCGCGATCGTCAGCCCCACCCAGTAGTTGGTGATCCCCGTCAGTGCGGAAAGGGTCACGACGAAGCCGAACGCCGTCTCCCAGGTGATGTTGAAGGTGGCGCCAGAGCCGCCGCCCGTCGTCGAGGCTTGCGCGACCGGGTTGGAGGGCACCACGCTGTAGACGGCGGAGAGCCGGTTGATGAAGGAGGCGGCGTCGATCACCCCGGCCGTCTGGTTATCCACGTTTATCTTGAGGGCCACGTCCCCGTAGGTGCCGCCCGCGAGAGTGATGTCGTCCCCGTTGGCGTAGGCGGCACCGCCGTTCGCGATCGCGAGGGTCGCGGCCACTTGCAGCAATCCCGGCGAATCCGCGAGGGTCGCCCCATTCGCGGAGACGTTGGCCGTCGTGACCGCCCCGAGGTAGGTGGAGCCGAGAAGGGTGTTGCTCGTGAGACTCCAAATGGCGACCGCGTACTGGTTGGCGCTCCCCGTCACGGCGTGGTAGAGGATCGCCATGTAGAGGGAGGTCTGCGTTGGGAGAGCGAACACCCGCTGGTCGTCGATAAAGACGCCGCCCGTGAAGGCGGGCATCCCGCTCGGGGCTACCGTGCCAAGGTCGACGGTCTTCCCGATCGAGGGGCGCGGCAGGAAGGAGATGCGCTCGGGCGTCCGATCCACGACCCCGTCGGTGATGAACCCGTAGGTGCGATCGTAGGATTCGACGAGCGGAACCCGCACCGTCCCGGCTGGCTTGTGGTCGGCCATCAGCGGGACATCCGGCTGCGATCCGCCTGGATAAAGATCGAGGTGTGCTCGGTATCCCAGGCGTCCATCTGGTCGAGTAGCTCCTCGGCCCGCCCCTGAAGTTTCAGGGCCTTCTGCTCGGGAATCTGGTTATCGTCAGCCGTCTCCGCCGCCAACCCCCACACGAGGCACTGAAACCACTCGCTCGGGAAGGCGATCACTGCGTCGAGGTCGCTCACATCCTCGATCAGCTGCCGAATGTCCAGGTAGAGGGTATAGGTGGAGGCCACCGACGAGTTCGGCACCGGGTAGAGAGTGATCACCGAGTAGGTGGTCTGCGGGTTCAGCCAATAGCTGGAGGCCACGCCGGGGGAGAACTTGTTCCCGAGCATCTCGTACTCTTGCCGGCTGAAGGGGACGAGGATCTGGTCGTTGTTGGGATTCCCGGAGGTGTTCCGCAGGAAGGCCTCTTCGATGCGGAGCGCTTTGTTGTAGGTTGGGGGGCCAAGAGTGTAGGCGGCCTGCCCGTCAACGAGGGCGACGGTGATCTGCTGGATGCACCAGAGGCGGATGCCGCGGCTGCTCCACCCCTTGATCATCGCCTGCAGGGAGTCCTGCATCTGCGACACCTTCGTGGCGTCCGGCGTGGCCGTGTAGTCGAGCCACCCCTGCTTGATGAGGGCCGCCGTGATGATCTGCCGGGGCGTGCGGGAAAAGGTGGTGCTCATGGCGGGCGCTAGCCTTCGGAGAACTGGGCGATGGTCTCTGGAGTATAGCCGTAGGTGGAGTAGTCCCGCCCGACGACGAGGCAGCCGGCGGTCCCCACCCCAGGGGTCGAGAACGACCCGAGGAGGGAGCAGACCGCCGTGAACTGGTTGGTGTTGGGGCGCGTCCAGGGCGGGGCCTGCGGGTCGGGCACCCCGCGGACGAAGTCCTGAGGTTGGCGAACTTCAAAATCTTTCTCACAAACCCGCGCGCCGTCCCAGCGCAGCAACAGCTCGTCGCTGTGGAATTTGAACCCACAAACGTCGCAATTTGCCGACCAGCTACCGCGCTTGTACCAATCAGCATGTCCCATTTAGCACCCCGGACTCGGCGTTGATCCCGTCGGGCGGAAGTCGGCGGGCGGCGTGGCCGCTGGCGCCGTTAGCTGCGGGTTGGATGAAATGCTGCTAGTCGTCGTGAAGGTGCCCGTCGAGTCCCAGCGGGTCTGTCCGCTCGTCCCGTTGTTGTTGTTACAAGTGGCGCGCACCGTCCCACCCGTCGCGCTCGTTACGTTGATGGCGTAGTAGGGGGCCACGATCGTGTTGTGGGTGAAGAAGGCGCCAAAGGAATTGACCCCGCCGAAGCCGAGGGAGTCGAAGTCCCCCGCAGTGTTGGGGCAGGGCGTATTCAGCACGGTGCAGTTGTTCCACCCCGTGTTGTTGTCGACGACAACTCCGTTGCCCTTCGTCAAGTCGGGCTGCGTCGTGTAGATGTGAATCCCGCGGCCTTGGTTGTTGAAGACAGTATTCCCTTGGATGAGGGCGCCGTAGGGGTAATTGGCGCCTGCGCAGTTATCGCTCGGGTGCTGCGAGCACGTCCAGTTATCAATAATAATCCCGTTACCGTCGCTAGCTGCTCCCAAGCCGGGCGTGGTGTTCCATATCCGATTGTTGAGGACGCAATTCCGGTAGCCTACTGTGTTGATCCCCGTCACCCCATAGCAGCGACCGGGGGAGCCGTCGTCTCCGACGAACACCGTTGGGTTGTACAGTGAAATCCCCGAGCCACTGTAAGTGGCAACGGTGGCGTCGACGTCGTAAATTTCCGAGTTCGATACTGTGATGTAGTCGACCCATGTGGTGCCAATGCCCGTCCCGCCGCAGCCATGCGCCTTGACCTTGTCGAGAAGGATGTGGTGGATGTTGGAGCCGGACACCCCCGTCGGGGTTCCGGTTTTGCCGGAGGTCCCACCCGTCACGACATGCGTGGTGTCGAATGCCCCCGTCACGGAGGAGAGGTACATCAACTTGTTGGTCACATCGTAGTAGAGGAGGGTCGCGGAGGCCCCTGATGTAGCTTGAGTAACAGTCTCTCCGTTGGTAAAGTTGCCGCTTGTCGACGCGAAGGAGAGCGCCCCATCGCCGCTCGATCCGACAAGGATGCACGCCCCATTCTGATTAGTGAAATTCGGGTTCCACACCTCAATGTTGGATACAGTGGTGTAGGTGATGCCCGAGGAAAGGTTGACGGCTTGCCCGTTCGATCGCGCCACGCTGATAACTAGCGGCAACGCCCGATTGACTCCCGCAACCCCCGCGAAAGTAACGGGAGCAGCCGCCGTACCTGGAATTCCCGAGAGGAAGAAACTCGTATAAGGACGATCGCTGCCGACAATGTATTCGTTGTCGCCTGGCCCGACTGCAAGCAATCCCGTGATGGCGTTGGCCTGGGCAGAACCGTTGTGGCGGCCGACCGTCGCCCATGGGGCGTGGCCCCCACTGGAGGGGCACGTCTTCGTCACTGCGCTGTAAGTGGAAATGCCGTCGTTGCTGTCGCTACCGCTGTCCGCATCGACGCAGTAATCGGTCGCACGCGCGACAAATGCCGCAACGAGCAACAACAGAGCAAGAACGGCGCGCACTTAGATTTCCTTGACGGCAGCCCAGTTAATACAGAGATAGTCGCCGAGAGTGGCCACGGTTCCCGAAGTGGCGACAATCACCCCGGCGGGGCCGATAGCCGAGGGACCATCGACGCTCACCGTCGCGTCCGCGCCCGCGGTGACATTTCGCCAGTTAGCGTTTGCTGCACTCGGGTTGTAGGTGGTCAGAGCTGGCGTGCCCGCGATAAAGGCCGGAACGAACTGAATGAAAGTAGCGGGGTCGCCGACAGCAATCGGGTTACGGACACACGTCGCCCCCGGCAGGCCGCCACTCTGTGCGGGCTGGGTGCCCGGCGGGAAAGACTTCTGGTAGTAGCGGCGCGCCAGCTGAACTTCTAGGCCGTAGGGGCGCTGGACGTAGGGCAGGGCCGTCGACCCTTGGTAGAAGCGAACACGCGTGATTTGCAGCGTTGCCGCGCCCGTCTTCACCAATCCCGTGCAGTTGGTAGTAGACGTGAAGTTGCCCCCCTGCCACGCTCCCGCCGTCGTTTGGAAGTTGCTACCCGCACCAAGATCGAAGCCGATCTCGATACCGTAGGTGGTGAGGGAGGGAATCGAGGCCCAGGTGCCCGACGTGTCACCTAGCACTGTAGAGCTGATGGTGTACCACGTATTAGCTTGTGGGACGCTGTACTCGATCACGTAGGAGCGGGTGCGGCCGTTGTTGTGGATGTATGCGCAGTAGGTGCCCGAGGCGCTGGCGCGCGCCAGGAACTCGAATTGCAGCGTCGGCGCCGAAGCCGTACCGAGGGCTGCGTAGTCGGCAATATCTTGGCCGAGGATCTTCTGGGTGTAGGTCCACTGATCTGTAGCGCCCGGCGAGGCTACCGCCGACGCCGTCGTGATGAGTTCACTGTAGCTGTAGCCAGTCGGCGGGTTTGTCGTGCTCCGCTGGAAGGTGATTTTGCTGGCTTGCGTTTGCAACTCAAACCAATGGTCGACCAAGAAGGCGCCGTTGGAAGCTGGGGTGTTTGCCGCCCCCTCATTGCGTTGGTCGACCGCCATCTCGGGGTTGATGACGCGGTTGTCGGTTCCTGTCAAAACCACCCCGCTCAGCTGCGAGAGAGGAATGATGGGCAGGTAGTTGGTAGTGATCGACACACATCCCGTGGATGCGCCCGTCCAGACTTGGTTAGAGGGGCACGTCGGCAGCGGAATCGGGCCAAGGCCATCCGCCAGCGTGATGCCCGCGAAAGCCAGCAAAAGGAAACCGAGAAGTGCGCGCATTATTGCACCGCCAAGTAGTAGGCGTCGCCGTTCGAATCGCAGGTTGCCTGGATGGCATCGGAGGGAATCGCGCCCGACGAGCGCAAGTAGGATTGCCCCGGCGCCACAACAATCGATTTCGCCGTCGTGGGGGTGCCGCTCCCTGCAATGTAGAGGTAGCAGTTGTCGGTGGTGGCGGTGCAGTTCCCCGACTTGTTGCACACGTTCTGGAATTCCAGGCTTCGCCGGGAGGTCGAGCTGGCCGCGATCGTCTGGAAGGTGCCGCCCGTCGTGATTGTCGAGGCCGAGTTGGTCTGCGACGAAGGTGAGCCGATAGTCTGCAGGGGAGCACCGCCGCCACCACTACCGCTGATGACGATGTTCCCCGAGCTGTCGACAATAACGGGAACCCAATCGGAGCCCGTCCAGCCGTAGGTATTGGAAGGCGATCCCGCCTGTGCGGCACCCGCCGCCAGCAAGAAGAAAAGCAGCAGGAGCTTGCGCATAGAGGTCTCCGCGGGCGGTGCCCGCCAAGTTTAGCTGATGTCGTAGCCGAACATGTTGACGATCTGGAGGGTGTGCGTAGCGCCCGCGACACTGAACTCCAGAGTCATGGCAGTGTTGGCGGTGCCGACAATCGAGAGACCCGTCAGCACCGTTGGGACGCTGGCGTTGCTGGCACCGGTGGCGACGACGCACACGCCCGTGGCCAGCACGGTGCCGGCGCCGGTGGCGCCATCGCGGAGGTTCCACGTGCAGAGATCCGCGTTGCCGGTGCTGTCCGTCTTGACCATCACTGCGAGCCCCGTGCAGACGTGGCGGACGCCCGCGCCGCCCGCCGCCTTCGAGATCGTGGCCTGGGCCGCTGCTGTCGAGGTGTTGTTGACCGCCCACTCGGGCGGCCGCGCCACCAACGGGATTTTGGCCGAGGAGTTACCGGCGTCGAGTACTTCCGACATCGTCTGCGTCGTGCTTGTCGAGTCCAGCACCGTGAGAGTTGAAGTTCCGCCGGCCATGGTAGGCTCCAGTTAGAAGGTGACGACCGGAAGGTATTGAGAGTTCGCGGCCGCGTTGAATTCTAGCGACGGCGCCGTCAGAGATGCAAGGAGCGGCGGCTGCGTCGATTTGATGAGGTCGAAAGTCAGGGTGAAGGCGAGGTTGGCCTGCGAGGCCCACCCGGAGGTGGAGATGGCAATCCCGCCATTCGAGCCCGCCGAGTTGTTGGTGAAGCCGCCGAACTCCACGTTCGGGAAGGCCCCGCGGCCGGATAGCGAGCAGATCAACGCATTGGTGTCCGTGCCGCCAGCCCACCACACTCGGACGGCCAGCCCATCCTCCACATCGAAGATGATCCGGTTGATTCGGAGCGTCGAGGCATACACCAGCGGGTCCCGCGACATCTCCGACAAGTCATCCGGGAGGATGATTGTCGTAGTGGCGAGGTTGGAGGTGTCGAGCACCCCCACGATCTTGAAGATGGAGCGGGTGGGTCCGTCGACGATCAGTTGGGTTTCGAGGGAGTTGGCCACGGGCTATCGCCCTTTAAGTGGGATTGACCGCGTTGCCGTTCGTGGCCGCCGTCGGCGATCCGCCATTCACGTACATGTTGGCCATCGCGTTGGCGTCGCCCCAGTTGGTGGAGGCGTTCCCGACGAAGGAACAGCCGTCCATCATCAGGTAGCCGCCCGGTGAAGCGCTCGTCATCGAAGCAATGGCTGTCTGCGCCGTTCCGGTCGAGGACATCCCGTTCAGGAACTTACAGCGGTCGAAGAGGTGCCAGCGGTCAATTGCAGCGGCGCCCGTCGCCAGGATGGAGAGTACCCCGGCGTTGGAGGCCAGCATCGGGAAGATGCAATTGTAGAAGGCGTTGCGGGGCGTGCCGCCCGCCAGCTCCAGCGAAGCGTTCGCGACACTGCGCGTCACGGTATCGAGGCCGATAGTGCAACGGTGGAAGGTATGCTCGCCCGAGCCGCCACTGCCGATCTTGAGGCAGCGAGAGCCCGTGTCGGCGGCCGACGCGGCGTCGCCCATCCCGCCGAACTGGATGTTGTCGTAGTAGTTGCGGCTGCCCGTGTCGGTCCAACAAATTTGATTGGTGCCGCCCGTCGAAAAGCCGTGGAAGAGAGAGAAGTTCGAGAAGTAGCAGCCGCTCGCGCTCACCGTCACGAAGTTGCCTGAACCAAAGGTGGCTTGGGTGTAGGTGCCGGAGGGCGGTGCAATGCGCGCGCGCTGGGCCACACCCGTGGGGGCCGTCACCCCGATGAGGTGGCAGGCGTTCTTGTTCCAGTTCAGCACACCGGTGGTGGCGCTGGAGTCAATCGACTGCGCCAATGCCAGCGAGAGCCGCGCGGTGCCGGTTGTCGACCCGTCACCGACGAGAACGCACACGTCGTTCTTGCCCGCCGTCATCCGCGACAGGGCCTTGTAGAGCGTGGCAAAGGGATACTGCGGGGAGAGGCCGTCATTGCCGTCCGCGCCCGTAGCGGGGTTCACCCAGAACCATGTACCCGTGAAGGGAACAGGGATGCCGGGGGTAACGGGCATCCCGCCGTATTGGTACAAGCCGTCATTGACAGTGGTCATGGCGCGAGCGCCCCGCAGAAGAGGTTAGTAGGAGGAGCCGCTCTTGCGGCCCCGCGATTCGTTGCCGATGCACGGGTCGGGCTTCTTCCGGAAGGATGGGGTGGATTCCATCCGCCCGCTGAAGGGCTGGTCGACCCGGTTGTTGACCTTGCCGCCGCCAGTGGCGGAGCGGCCGTGCCGGGTTTTGATGACGTTCATGTCCGCCATGGCGGGAATCCTCCGGGTTAGGAGCCGAGCGAGCCGTACAGGCAGCGCGGGTCGCTGTAGCCGCACGAGTAGCGTTCCGTCGACTTCGCCATCTCGTTCTCGGTGTTGAAGTCGTTGTCCTTGGTGAACTCGATGGCGCGGCGCGTGAAGGAGACCAGGCCCTGGAGGGGGTCCGGCATCCGCGTCCGCACGAACCAGGCGTTCGGCGTCGTGAAGTAGTGGTTCACGAACGCCCCTTTCGGGAACATGTTGTTCGTGGCGATGATGTTGACGTTGTTGTTCGCCGTGTTGGTCTGGAACATCGACTTCAGGATCACGGAGGCCGTGAAGTAGTTGGACGGCGCCACGTGGAGGGACTGCGGCATCAAGGCGATTTTGAGGCCGCGGTCGTTCGTGGCCTGCATGATCAGCACGCAGATGTCCTGCAGGGCAGCTTCGCTCAACGGAGCCGCGGGCGACAGAATGTTCGAGAACGTCCCGCCCGTCACGTTGGGGTGCGCCGAGTTCAGCAGGCTTACGCCATCCGGGCCGCTGTTCGTGAAGGCGTTGTTGTAAGTGGCCGCGTGCACGTTCTCGCGGGTCTCCGACATCGAGATTGCGAGCGACTGGGTGCGCTGCCGCGCCAGCTTCGGGTAGAGGTTGTCCTCGATCTCCTCGCGCGTCACCTGATAGCCGAGGCCATAGACGATGTGCGTGAAGGTCGCGATGTACCCTTGGAATTGGGAGTCGTAGGTGACCGACTGGCCCTGGTTCTTCACCGCGGCGAGGCCGAACGGGATTTCCTGGACGATCTGCTCGTAGTTTTGCGTCGAGCGTTCCTCATCAAAGAGATCCTTCCACTCCTGCGGGTGGGAGGCGTAGACCTGACCCCACCATGCCTTGATGCCGGGCCAGAGGGCTTTGGGACTGGAGCCGGTAGTGATTACGCCTGCGACCATTGGGGGTCTCCGCGAGAGCTAGGGGGTCAGGGTTAGACGCCGGCCGTGGAGACGGTCAGGTCGTGACGGTTGATGCGGACGAGCCACCGCGCATACGCTGCGGAGCCCGACGTGGTTGTTGCGACGTTGCCCGTCGGGTAGGCGACCATCCCGACGATCTTCAGCGGCAGCGTCGAGGTGGTGGCGATCGAGTTCGAGTCGATCACGGTAGCTGAGAGCACTGCCGGCGAGGTCGGGTTGGCGACCGTGTAGTCGCAGTTCTGGCCCACGGCCGTGCTCACCAGCTTGGCAGCGGTGAGACCGTCGTCGGTCATCTCGAACAGGACGTTCGGGTCGTCCACGACCATGGCGTAGTAGCCGTGCGTCTTCGTGGCCGGCACGTTCATGGTTTGTAGGGCGTTCGGGTCCGAGAGGAACCCAACGATCACCCCGCGGATCAGCGTAGCGCTCGCCGCGCACTTCGTGATGTACGGGGCGAAGAGCGGGGCGTTCAGGCCGTAGTAGGAGTCGGCCGCCGCCTGGATGCCTTCGGCCGCCTGGACGAGGTCGCCGATGTTGTACTGGTTGGTGCTGTCCGAGGTCGGGATGTAGTACCAGTTAGTTTGCTGGTTCCACGGCGCCCCGTTGAGGTAACGGGAGGGCGAAAGTCCGTTCGGGCGATTCACATTGGCCATTGGCGCGCATCCGCGTAGGTGGTCCGAAAGCTACAGTTTCGGGTGGTAGAAATTGCCACCCTCCCCGCCGAGATTATCGGGCATCGACTTGCGTGTCAACACCCCTTGGAGCTTGCGATCCTGCTCGCGGATCGCTTCGAGGTTTTCCTCGTGCCACTCGTCGCGGATCTTCATCAGGAATTGGTAGCGCGGGCTGGAGGGGTCCCGCGGGTTCATCCCGACGAGGCGGCGCTTCCGCCCGGTAATATCAGCCCCGCCCTGCCGGTCGACGGGGTCGCCGGAGGCGGGTTCCTCGACGAACTCGTAGCCGCCGGCTTGGAAGCGCTCGATGTCCCACTCGTCGACCCACGAGAGGTGGTAGCCGGGGATGGGGGCGTGGTTTAGCTGGAGGGACGGCAGGCCGATCGTCACTCGCTCGCGCTGCGGCGGCACCGCAACCGGGGCGGGTGGCGTTGTCTGGAGGGCAGTCAGGGTTACGGCGGCCGGCGCCGGCTGGACAGTCGTGGGTTTCGTGCTCATCGGGGGTCTCGGTTAGTGGCGGGTGGCCGTGGCGGCCTGATCAGCCCAGTATTCTTTGGCGAACGCCTCGACGTCCTTGACGAAGCCCATTTCGACCGCCATGTGGGCGGCGTCTTGATCGGCTTTCGGCATTTGGGCGAAGGTCTTGGCGCCCGCCGCCCCGCGGGAAGCGGCTCCGCCGCTGGAGCGAGCACCGCCGCCCTCCACCGCCGGGGCCGGCGCGGCCGCGAACAGCCGCGGGTAGGTCTGGCGCATCTGCGCGGCCACTTTGTCGAGATAGGCGCGGCCCGTCGAGGTTTCTCCGCTCTGGCGGAGCTTCGCCCCAAGGAATCCCGCGAGGTCCCGCATCTCCGGGTTCGAGTCGAACCAGGGGTTGGCCTTTTTCCAGTCGACGAACACGGGGTCGTTGCTCGGGTCCGGGTGCGCGGCGGGGGCCGCGGGGGTTTCCGGCGGCGGCGCGGGGCGCGGCAGGGCCGTGATGGCTTCGTCGGCGGCCGCGAACGCATCCCCGTCCGCCGCAGCAACGGCGCGGGCTCGGATCGATTTCAACTCGGAGAGCTTGCGCTCGTAGTCGGCGACCTCCCGCTCGTGGGAGCGCTTCGTGAAGTCGAGCATTTGGCGGTAGGCGCGCTCCGCCGTGGCGCTGCGCGCATTCAGGGAGTCAATCTCTGCGCGGAGGCTGCCGATCTGGTCGGGGGCCGCATCGCCGGGGTCGCCGTCGCTCGGCGCGGCGGGCGCCGGGGTGCCTTGCGGAGCCAGGAGGTCGCCGGTCTGGGTGTCGTTCGGGTCAGTTGCCATCGGAAGTGTCCTTCACCGCGCACACGTCGCGGTCGTTGATGATCCTGTAATCGAGGGAGTCGTCGCCCTTGTGGACGAGGCCCGAGTAGGCGCCGAACATGATCCGGGTGCCGGGGGCGACGCGCTCTTCAGGGTGCTCGGCCCACGCGGCGGGGCCGACTGCGACGAGGAGGCCCCAGGTTTGACGCATCTGTTCCCGTCGAGCCCCCTCACCGGTCACAACGACGAGGCCGCTCGCGGTTTTCTCCTCGATCGGGTCGGGGCGCACGAGGATGCGGTAGCCCGTGGGGCGGATGCCCGAGGTGTTCAGCGGGCCGGCGGGGTCGGGGGCGTCAGACATGATTCCATGATCTCCAGGATGCAGAGGGCTTTGCCCTTGGCGACGGGCTCATCCTCGGGGGTGATGCGGTTGTCGGCCCACGCCTCCAGCAGCGCCATCCGCTGCGCGGGAAGGTAGCGGCGAAGGGCCTTCGTAACGGGGTGGGACAGCCATTCCTGCCACTCGGGGTCAGGAACCCCCAGCGGGTTCTCCGCCAGCGGGGGCATTTGCGGGTTCGCTCGTTGCATGGAGGGTTTCGATCAGCTTGGTGAGCGTCTGCAGGGCAGACATGGATGCCGCGTGCTTCTCCTTTTCGAGAGCGAGCGACAGGTTGATAGCCTCGATAGCCTGCCCGGCGGCGGCGGTGTCGGCTTTGGCGGCCTCCATCGCAGCTTTCGCCGTCAGTTCGGCGATCTTGGCCTCGGTCAGTTGGGCGTCCTGGAGCAGCTCCGCCGCGCGTTCGCGCATGTGGAACTGGAACTCTTGTTGCTTGAGTTGGAGGGCCTGCATCTTGACCTGGATTTCCAGCAGCTTCGGGTTCGGCGGCGGCTGCGGCGCACCGGGCGTGCCCGGCTGGGGGAGAAATACCTCCGGCTGGGGCACCTTCAGGGCCCGGAGCAGGTTGGTTTCCACCTTGTAGCGGTCGTACCCGAGGCCCGGCTGGCCGGCCCGCTCGGCCATCGCGACCGCCTGTTGGAGGGCCTGCTCGTCGGACACGATCGCGGGGTCCGCCGAGGGGCGGATGCTCGTCGGGTCCATCGAGTAGTCGGCCGCCGTCACCCCAAAGGGGTTGGAGCGCTTCACGATCGGCAGGTAGGTGCGGTTGAGGTCCGCCCACAGCCGGAATTCTTGGCGGAGGGCCCGCCACGTGCGCTTGAAGATGGCGCCGAACACCTTAACCCCTTGGGATTCGGCGCGGCGGAACACCTCGGCCGGGGTGTTCTGGCCCGGCAGCTTCCCGAGGGCCGTCTCGGTGGCGCCCACGATGAGTTGGCCGTACTCGATCAGTAGCCCAAGGAGCTGGAACAGCACCGGCGAGGGCTCCGGCACCGGCAGCGGCACGATGTTCTTGCGGATGTCGTCGCCGATGGTGTCGATGGGCTTCCATTCGCCGGGCGCAAAGCGCACTTGCCCGCCGCGCATCTTGATCCCGCGGCCGAAGAAGCCGCCGCCGAGGGCGGAGAGCGTGCCGGCGTCGATCAGCTGGTTGATGATCGTATCAACCGAGTGGTTCAAGGGACCGAGTAGGGAGCCGAAGGTGAGGTCGTAGAAGCCGCCGTCCGGGGACGGGATGAAGGGGTATTTGATGAAGTAGGGGTCCGCAACAATGCGTTGGACTTCCCCGGCCGGGTTCCGCTCGATGGAGCTGGTCGTGAAGTTGGGCGCGATCCGCAGGAGTTGGTGGCCGTCGTCGATTACTACGCCGACGTAGGGTTCGGCGTAGCCGTCCCCGTCGAGATCGAGCCAGAAGCGCTGCTCCCGCCACATGAAGGGGCGGCCGGGCATGGCGCCCGTCGGTGCCACTCCCTGCGCATCATCCCGCGCCATTTCGGTGGCCGTCTGGGGGCGCATCTCGGGCTCGAGCGGCAGCTCGATGCCCTCTTCGAGGTACAGGCCGGCCCGCTGGCGCGACACGATGTAGTTGCGCGAGCGCTCAACGCTGTGCGTGATCCGCTCCGCCGTCTCGAAGGAGCGCGAGAAGTACGGTACGGTGACGTCGGCAGGGGAACACCACTCGGAGTGGTTCAGCTGGTCGAGGGGATCGAAGAAGACCTTGCGGAACACGCCTGTGATGGGCTGCGTCAGCAGCGCTAGGTCGGTCTCGGATTCCCAATCGGGGGAATCCTCCAGCAGCTGCCACGACATGTGGTCGGCGAGCTTCTTGCCTTGGGTGTGTTTCTGGCCGCCAGGGTCGGGGCCGAACACCTGGAAGCCCACAATGTTGGTCGGCGGCACCAGCCGCGGGTACGCCATCGCGTGGTACTGCAACGCGGCGATTGTCACCAGCGGGAACTTGACGTTCGAGGCGTCCAGCCACGGGAAGTTCTTCACCTCCCGGACCTGCATGGCCAGCTTCAGCGCGTCGGCGTTCCGCTCGGACCACTCGCTGCGCGACATCTCGTCGGCTTGCCAGTTGGTGAAGATCCAATCCCCGATCGCTGCGCGATCCGCAGGGGAGAGCATCGCCGCCACGTTCTTCGAGGTGACGATCTCTTCGAGCTTCAGCGTGGTTTCGAGTTCAATAGCCACAGATGGGGTCGCGCCCGCCAGACCGAGAGTGGGGGTATCCCGGCGGGAGGTCGTCCTCGTCGTCCGGGGGCAGTTCGATTTCGCGCAGATATTCTAGCATAGCGCCCAAAAGGCTCATAGCGTCCACCCCATCATCATAGCGATCCCGCGGGAAGCGCAGCATCTGCCAGAACAGCGCGGGGAACCACTCCGCCTCGCGGTCAAAGGCGACGCGGCCTTGGCGCATCCGCGCCCGGATAGAAGTAGTGCGGGCCACCTTGTCGCGCACGCTCGCCACCGTCCACAGCGGCAGGTAGGTGCCCCGATCGCGCATCTCCTTGCGGAGGAAGGGGCCGAGGGTCTTTTGGATGGGGCCCTTCTCGAAACCCATCAGGGCGAAGCGGAACCGCTTGTGCAGCTCGAAGAGTTTCTCGACGATGTCATCCGATTCCCAACGGCCATACTCGGCGTGCGGTATGATGATCTCCCCGTCGGCGTCGACCCCCGCGACCACCAAGAAGGTGAAATCTCGGCGCTCCTCCTCGCTTACCGCGAGGTCGCCCGCGAGGTAGTAGGTGAGAGGGCGGCGGAGATCCTCCCGCGACGCCGTGGCGAAGTCCGACTTGCGGAAGAGGGATTTGGAGTCGTCCAGTGCCTTGTTGCGGTACTCTTGGAAGTAGCCCTCGGGGTCCCCGTCCTCCAGGTACACGGCTTGGATGGACTCAAATTGAGCGCGGGACCACCGGGAAGGCCACAGGATGAAGGAGAAGTCGTCGTTGTGGGCCTCAAACCGGCGGGTTTGCCAGTGATCGGACCCCAAGAGGCGCTCCAGGAGGGAGTCGGAGTGCAGGATGGTGCCGACCACTCGGACCTTCCCCGACTTGGAGAGCGCCGGCAGCAGTGCCTTCAAGAACCAGTTGCGGAGTTTCTTGCGGCGGTTCTCGTTCGAGACCGATTCGTCGTTCTCCAAGTCGTCGACGTAGATGCGATTCGGGCGTTTGTTCATCCACTTGAGGCCGCGGACCTTCTGCTCGGCGCCTTTGGCGATCATGCAGAATATGCCTCCGGCATGTTCGACGACGATCTCAGACTCGGTGTCCTTCACGAACGGCAGCTTGACCCCGAAGGCGGCGGCGATCCGCTCGTTGGTTTGCAGCTGGTGCTTGATGTCGCCGAGGAACTTAACTGCTTGGCCCTCGGTGTCGGACACGATAAGAAAGAAGTCGGCGATCCCGAAGAGGGCTTCGGCGAGCGGGAGGGCGAGCGTGATGGAGGTCGACTTGGCGTGGTCGCGCGGGGCCGCCCAGGCGCTGCGGATGGCGGAGCCGCACGCGTCCGCCCACATCGTACGGTGGAAATCGGGGATGTCGGCGGGCGTGTCGAACGAGTCAAGCAGGAAGGTGCGGACGAAGCCCTCGACGGCCAGCGCATCGAACGGTGCGGCCACGGCGGGTCAGTGGACAGTAGCGGCGGGCGCTGGAGCGGTGGGCGCTGGAGCGGTCTTGTCGAGCGGCGACGCCTGCGGCGGCGGGGCCTCCGGGACCGGAGCCTTCGGTTCCTTACCTTGCTGGCGGAGCGCTGCAAGGAGTTCCTCCCGCGCGATCGTCCCACTGATGGAGGTGGGCTTGCCCGCGACGAGCTGGCGCTTGTCGACCATCAGGGCGGAGATCACCGCGAGGTCTTTGGCGCCCACCTCGACGGTGTGGACCTTGCCGTTCCGGTCCATCTGCTCGTCCCCGCGGGAAATGCGCTCCGCGAGCTTGCCCAACGCCTGTTTGGCGATGCCCGCCATCTGCCCGGTAAGGGATTCGTTGAAGGACTGGCGCGCAGCTTCGGCGGCGACGGGCCACCAATCGGCCGCGAGCCACCCGTCGAGGGTCGCCTGCGAAACTCCAGCCGCAATGGCGGCTTGGCTCTTATCCCCGGTGGACTCCAGCGTTGCGGCGGCGACCAGCCGGGCCTCGCGGCCTTCGCCGATGTCGGGGATGGCGGTCAAGTCGAGGGTGGGCATGGGGGCGGCTCCGAGGCGTGGAAGGCGTCGCAATTCACAACTGATGCGAGCCAGAGGGGCATCGTCGACGGGTGGGGCATCCGGCCGGCCCGCTTGGCCGCGAGGAGCCCCGCGACGAGGGCCTGCGGCCCCGCGGCAGCAAGCTGTCGGGCTTCTTCGAGGGTGAGCGGGGGCGGCGGGACGGACATGCGCGGGAGCTTACCACAATCGACTGCGTCGATTTATCGACGGGAGCCGCCTTTTGCGCTGCGGCGCCGGGGGATGGTGCCGGGAATCTATTTCTTCTCCTCGCATTTTGGCCCCTCCGCCGGGGTCGGCTGCACCGAGAATAGAGAAATCCCAACGAAATCAAGGACTTGGGCGGCCCCTCTCAACGAGCCGCCTCGCGGCGAGCCAGGCGGAGCCATCGTTGTCAGTGTTGGGTGCGCTCCAGCCGCTCGGCTTCGCCTCGCGGGCCGCGCAGTGGGATGGCGGGAAGGCCGAGTCGCCAACTGCATTGTTGTTGTCGCAGTGCGGGCGGGACTGGCCGCCTCGCAAGCTCGGCGGGTTCGCGGGTGGCGGGAGGGCGCTTCGCATTACTTAGTACTACTATTACGGGGTTGATGGAGGTGCCTGCCCAGCTCGCTGCGCTCGCGGGCTTGGCGGCCGTTGGTCTTGCAGCTGTATGCGTGCCTGACCACTCCCTTCGGTCGTGGGCTGCGGGATGCTTGGATGAGTCGATTGTATGAGTCTGATGCCTCGCTCCGCTCGGGTCGGGGTATTCGACTAAAGTCTAATATGAAATGACGCCCACAACGCGCATACTCCACACAGACCTTAAGGAAACAGCGCCATGCCCCAGCAAGAAGCAATCGCCGCCGGTTACACGAAGAGCGTCCTGGCTTCCAACGATCACTTCGACTTGGAACTGCTGGTCAAGCCGGACACCGACTTCGACTCCGCGTTCGCGGCCTTCGACACAGCCGAAGGTGAGATGCTGAAGGTTCGCGGTTGGCTCTTTACGATTGAGGCTGCCTGACATGCGCACCGAACGCCACGAAGCCCTGCGGATGATCCGGCAAGTTGAGAGCGAGCGCCGGTTGCAAGGCGGCATCGCATTCCCGCCGCGCGCTGTCACGGCACCCGTCAAGCGCAGCCTGTGGCAGCGCCTGTTCAACCGGAGTAAGCAACCATGAACATTGACAGTTTGTGGACGATCCGGTATCGCGGACACTACATCCATGGGCACTATGATCGCGACCAGAAAAAGGAAGTGATCCGGTTTACCGATGCCTGCGGCGGCTTTCGTGAGGCTTCTAGCCTTCGTGCTGCTAAGCAGCGTATCGGCCGTATCCAAAGCGGATTCTATTCGCGCCAGCATGAGCGCGCAGGCAACCGGGTTGCTTCGCAAGCTTCAAACGACTAACCGCAGCATCAACGTACCGGAGAGGGGAAACACTCATGAACGATTTAGCACTAGCTGTCATTAATACTGGATCACACTACAAAGAGCGGCGCGAATGGGCTCAACGCATTTTAGCGCTACCGGAACGGCCTGAAGGCGGCCCCGACCGGGCGGCTTATCTCGCCCTGCTTCGCCGTTATAAAGCGTATCTAGCCGGGCTTTGCGCAAAAGAGGCGCGCGAACCCCACTACGGCGGCCGCCGCTTTCGCGATATCGAAATCACACAAGCCGCTGAAGAAGTCTGCGACTACATGTTGAATCATGTACAGAAAGGATACCCAATGAGCGCCACCAAATCCGACTACGAAGCGATTGCAGCAGCTATCCACACTGAACGAGTAAAAGTCAGCAAACCGGTGTGGGGAACCTCGCAAGCAGCTAACAGCTGGCGACTCGCGTGCGAAGCGATAACCCTAAACATCGCCGATCACTTCGCCAAAAATCCGAAATTCGATCGCGCGAAGTTCCTACGTGACTGCGGGGTGCAGCCATGAAAGCGTCGCGGGCGAGGATGCGGCGGGACGCCCCGCCGTGCTGGCGGCCGGTCGGGCAAATTGCACTGGAGTGGATGGCGGCCGCAGTATTGGTTGCCGCGACTGTCGGCCTCATCTGGATTGGAGGGCAGGTACTATGAAGCAGGATCTGAAGCCGGGGGATCGGTGTTTGATTCTCCCGCAGCCGAAAGGCTGGGTCGGTGCCAATTTTGCAGGGCAAATTTGTCAACTCGAAGAACTCAGCTGGCGCACTCCTGGTCGCTGGCGCGTAAATATTGACGGGCGTATTACATACCACACTAGCGGGGCGAGGATCGTTTTTGCGCCCAATGTCTTGTTGAAGCTCCCCGACGACAAAGACCCCGAGTTTGACCAGTTCTGGCGAGAGGTCGGCCAGGACGCCAAGCGCCCCGTCAAGAAAGGGAGCCGCGCATGAATCATATCCCCGGCGAAGTGTTGAGCTTCATCAAGGCCCGTCTGACGGCGAGGCAGCAGGCCGCGCTGTGCGAGAGGCGGTTCCACCGCGGGGGGTTGGGCCTGCGCGGGGCGGCGCGGGCGCGTTGGCGCGCCGCTACGCTGGCGTATGTGCGGCGGCAGTTCCCCGACGCTTTCCCGGAGCAAACGTAATGGGCGTTGTGGGCGGACTTGCGCCGCTGCCGCCGGCTTGGTATCCTCCCCCGCAGACCGCAGCTCGCGGCTCTCTTTTCTTTAGCCCACCGGCCGGCCCGACCTGCACCCGGGCGCAACGCAAGGATGCTACGCAGTGGGGATTTGTTTTCAAAATGAGGCCCATGTCGGGGCGGTCGGGTGCGATTTTTTTGATCCACGGGCGACACTTCCCGCACAGCGCCCGTTTCGGCTATACTACGTAAATTGGAGGCTACACCGATGGCAACACTCTTTAAGCTGACCACACCCGACGGCAAGACCCGTCCCGGCGAGCGCAACGAATGTCAATGGGGACCGGGGGTCGCGCATAGCGGCACCGGCGAGGGAAGATTGTGCGGCCCCGGCTACATCCACGCATATGAGAGTCCTGAAGTGGCGGCTTTCATGAATCCCATCCATGCCAACTACAGTAACCCGCAGCTGTGGGAGTGCGAGGGGGAGATTGCCTTGCGGGATGGGCCGCTCAAGGTCGGGTGCGTGACGCTCACGACGGTGCGGCAGGTTGAGGTGCCGGCAATCACTACGACTGAGCGGGTGGAAATCGCCATTCGCTTGGCGCTCTTGGGATACCGCGAGAAGCCTTTCGTTGCTTGGGCGGAAGCTTGGTTGGATGGGAGCAACCGAAGCGAGGCGGCGGCGGCGTGGGCGGCGGCGGCGGCGTGGGCGGCGGCGGCGGCGGCGTGGGCGGCGGAGGCGGCGGCGTCGGCGGCGTGGGCGGCGGAGGCGGCGGCGTCGGCGGAGGCGGCGTGGGCGGCGGAGGCGGCGGCGGAGGCGGCGTGGGCGGCGTGGGCGGCGGAGGCGGCGGCGTCGGCGGCGGCGGCGGCGTCGTCGGCGGAGGCGGCGGCGTCCCCCAACCTCCACGCCATTATCCAAGCGGTGCTTACTCGGGATTTCAGCAAGTTGGAGGGCGGCAGCCATGATTGAGATGTTTGTTGCCGGCATTTGCACTGCAATTGCTTTCGCCGAGGGTGTAAATCGAAACTACGGCGAGTGCGCCTTCGCGGTATTTCTGGCTATCCTCTGCGCTCTCGTCGGCATTGCCGGAGTCCACCCATGACCATCTTCGCAACCGCCGCCGCATCGACCCCCGCCAATCCCCTGTGGCTTGAGCGGCGGAGCGGCGCCACCCGCCCCTGGGTGCTCCACGTCGGCAAGCGCCAGCTGATCGCCGAGCACCTCGACGAGCTGGTCGAGGCGGAGCCCGCGGCCTTGGCCGTGCTGGCGCAGTCCCCCGACTTGGAGCCGCGGCAACGGCGCACCCTCCAGGGGCTGTGCCGCCTCTACACTGGCGGAGCCGCGGAATGAGCGCCCAGACCCTGTGGGTGTGGTTCACCAACGCCGGCGAGGCCCTGCCGCGCACGCTCTCGGACACCGCAGCGGGGGCGGACACGGCCCTGCAGTTCGGCGGGCTCTCCCCGGATATGGCGGCCCGCGCCGGCTTCTACCGCGCCGAGGTGGAGCTGCGCCGCGCGGACGCGCCCTCCTATGAGGCTGAACGGGCGGAGCAGTTGCGGCGGGGTTTAATTCGAGCGATCGATTTGCTTAAGTGTGGCGGCCAATACGTTACTGAAGCGCAGCTGCTCGGCCTGGAGGCCCTCCTGTGAGCATCAAGACGCACGTCGGGGTCTTCTTCCTGGGGCTCCCTCTATGGCTCGACGTGGTGCTGCACTCCACGAAGTGGGAGGGCGACGCGCCCGAGATTGAAATCACGGGGGTGTGGGTCGGCTCGACCCCGGCGCATGACTTCCTGGCGGAGCTGGAGCCGGGGCAGGTTACGAGGCTGAACGCTTGCGTTCTGGAGGCGCTCAACCGGCGGGCGCCGTCGCGGTTGACTTTGCGGAGGGCGGCACAATGAGCGAACTGGTGTGGCACAAGCATAGCGGAGATCGGATGCCGGTTCCGGGTGATTGCTTGGTAAAGATCAGGCAAGAAGGGGTATTCGCCCTTGAGGCGGCCATTTTTCAGCCGGCAGATGCGTGGCGTTGGTGCGGCTCTGTAACCGAATTCGCCATCGACCCCGATCAGCCGCCCCAGCTCGGCGGCCCCCTTGAGGTCGGGGCGAGCTATATCCGGCGGGATGGTGAAATTATTACATTGATGAAAGGATATACATTCACATTCTGCGACCAGAAGGGAATGTGGGGTTATGAAGAAAACGGCTTTTGTGGCGGGAGGGAAAACTGCCAGCCTACAAAAGATTTAATCTGCCGCTATTACCCGCCATCGCGGCCGCCGGAATGCCGAGAGCCAACCACTGGCGATGACCATTTTGATATGCAGCGCTTCTTGACGCAGAAATCGATCGTCCATCCTCTCACAGTGGGGAGGAAGCCCGAAACCCGCGAGCAGTACGAGGCGCGGCGCCTTGCCAAGTGTGAGGAGATTGCGCGGCGCGCAGCAATGAAGGGCCCGCCGGCGGTCTCCAAGGCGGAACGGGCGCCCGGCAGCGAGCTTGGCGATATCACCTATGCACGGCTGGGGTGGCAGAAGTGAGTACGAGCGAGCAAGATCCGGCATGGGCTCTCACAAACGATCAATTGCGCGAGCTTGTAGAGGCTCGCGGGTATCAGATGGTCAGGTGGGAGGATATGGAGAGCGCGCCCACCAAAGGACGTGAACTTCTTCTGGTGAGGATGCCAAGCGGATTCTGGAATGCGTGCTATTCCAATACTTGGTGGCAAGCGGGATTTAGTGTCGGCATAAAGCCAACCCATTGGCTCTCCGGCCTAAAGCCTCCATCGGATTCGGCGAAGGGGTGATGGGATGGGCGTTCTATCTTTTTACTTTCTGGGTGTGCTTGGCGGCTTCCTGTTCGGTCTAGCTTTTAGTGAGTGTCCACGCGATGAAGGAATCCCGCGATGAGTGAAGTACAGCCGCTGACGGAAGGCGATGCAGAACTATTTTTGAGGTGGATGCCTACGGAACCCGCCGTCAACTACGACAGCGATGAGCCGCTGAATAACTTGTGGTGGCAGCTCAACGATCGCATGCAAGCTATCGCCGAAGGTCGCCACCGCGTCTATGACGCCTCCACTAGCGTGGCTCTGCTGAGGGAGGATGTGGAGTGGATTCTGCGATGCACAGAAGGTGTGTACTCGCATGACTTTAGCTGTCCGTCGCGAGAATCGATTCTGAGAACTGTATGCACGTGCCGTCTAACCGAGCGCCTGGAACGGGTGCGGGGGATGATGAAATGAAACTCAGCAACTTTCGTTTGACCGCGGTATTCGGCTCTGGTCCGTTAAATTGGGAGTTCTTTGCCTGCGTCGATGTTACAACTGGGTTGGTCTTCAAGAAGACAAGAACCCGCGAAATTCGTCGGGAATACGCCAACTTTTGGCACTTTACTGACGACGGTTCTTTTACACCGGGAACGCAAGCAGAAGAGCTGCAGCGGGTTTGGGAAGCAGCCAACGGAAAGATGGAGCGCAGCACGTGACCGCCCCGACCCTGACGCCGGAGATGGCAATAAGCCTTTTGGCAATAGGATTTGGGAAAACAGGTCCGTACGCACTGTGGGCCGATATTCGTAGCGCTCTTGAAGGTCATGCTAACCGCACCCTGGCCAGCATCCCGACCGTGCAGCTCGAAGCGATGAGGGCAGAGAGCGAACGTTTGAAACGAGCGCTCGACGATGAAAAACGAAGGTCTTTTATTGACAGCAGGATTTCATATCGCGGATTTTGCTATGGCGTTGGATCGCAATTTGGAATTGACAGCTTGCGGCAAGCCATAGATAGAAACGAAGACTACTAGCTATGAACAAAGAAGAAATAGATCAGCTTTACAACGATATCAAGCAGCAGTGGGATTTACACAACCAGGACAGTCCGAAATTCTTCGCAACACAGAATGCGGTTCCGATGATGCATCTGATTGAGGGAATGAAGGTGGAGATGGAACTCCTGCGCACCGAATGCGAAGGGCTGAGGCAGGATGCTGAGCGTACGCAGACAGCAGTCAACATCGCTTACGGAATTCTGTGGTGCGTCAACGAAGAACCATGCGCGCCAGTTCCACATTTTTCTCCGCAGAAGGCCGTGACTGTAGCGCGAAAGACGTTGCTTGATGTTATGGACAAGACTCAGCAAACAATCGGCATCGAGTTTGCGCGCAAGATTGTCAAAGAAACAGCCGACCGCTCTCAGCCAAAGGGGGATGTGTGATGGTTGATAGAGGCTGGAGGCCCAACGGCCTAAGCGACAGGATTAGGGCGCTCATCAAGAAATCTGAGGCAGCGAGAAAATGAAAACCTACTTGTATCGCCTGTTGCTTGGGCTCCTGCAAAAACAGTGCAAGCATCCCGGCGGGCATGTTTCCGCAGATATCTTGGAAGGCGATGTCCATGGTCATATCGTCAGCCAGTGCCGCATCTGTGGCGCCGTCAACAGGACGCCTGATTACACGAACTGGCAACCAATTCGAGCCGACTTCTGGAAGAGCGACAAATGACCGCCATGACGAACGACGAGATAGCGGCAGAGTTGGCGAGGCTGCGCGATCTGGATGCGAATCGATATGAAGGCGATTGGAAGATGCGTCGACAAATCGGCGAATGCGATGTTCATTACTATGAAGTATACGGTCACGGAGGTCGCACCGTTGCGCGCTTTGAAGAATGGGGCGCTACGGAAGAACAGTTGAGAGCTAATGCAGAATACCTCAGGTCAGCCCCCGCCATGATGCGCCTATTGAACGCAATGGACGCGCGGCTGAAGGCGGTGGAGAGGGATGCGGCGCGATATCTGGTTACACGTGCTTCGTTTGCGAAACCGCAATGCACACTCACAGTTTTTCACGGAGCTATTGACGCCACCGCATTTGATCGAGCGGCAGATATTCTCATCGCTGCCTTGAAGGAGAGCCATGAGTAAGTTCAGAAAGAAGCCTGTTGTTATCGAAGCCATGCAGTACACAGGTCGAAACTGCATAGAGTGCATTCGATTCATGGGTGGCCCTTGGGAAAATCTAGAACTTCACAATACCGATCAGCCGGTTATTCACACCTTAGAGGAAACGCTCACGGCCTCAGCTGGTGATTGGATCATTAAAGGCGTAATGGGTGAATTCTACCCATGCAAGCCCGACATCTTCGAGGCCACCTACGAGCCTGTTAATGACTAACCTATCCGCAACCCGCTGCGCTGCTTGTGCCGACACCGGACGGATATGCGAGCACCATCAGAATGTGCCTTGGAATGACGGTGAAGGCTGCTGCGGTGGCGCCGGCATGCCGTGCAAGGTGTGCAATCAATCGGATCACGACAACCCGCCACGCTGGCCGCCAGGGCACGTCATCGTCTTAACTGCCAACGGGGTTGTTCAATGAGCAAGCTAGATGTATCGCGCTGCGCCGAGCTATTCGAGATACGAAGAAAAGCCACGGCTCCGCCTTGGAAAGCAAATGTCCATGACG